TCGATATGTTCCATCCGGCAAAGTCCCCGCTGTCTGCATGGCTACCATACCGGCATAAGTTTGTGCCGTGTAAGTACCATTATGCAGCACAATACCGTAAGGCGAAACGGTATAGTTAACAACGTTTTGATTTGCCGTTATTTTGAACTTAACTTCATGGTCATAAGGCCCGAAAAATTTAACGTCGTTCCTAACGTCAGTTTCTGTTGTAAATCGTTCAGGTTGATTTGATGGGGATGTTGATTTAAAAACATCCGATTCATTGTCACCCACAGATGATACGGCTAATATTTGCCCTGTGGGTACTGTAACAATCACTTCACCATATTTATCTAATGTTGACATATCGAAACCTTTTAATTAATCGATTTTATACCAAGTTTTCATAACACCTTCAAATCGTAATTTAAAGGATTGATTGGCAGTTAATGTTGTTGGTGCGCCCGTTACTGTAGCACCGTTACCATCGACGGTTAATGTAGTAACCGCATGGGTTGAAGTTACTAAAATTTCCTGTTTATCACGGCAATTAGCCAGCAATGGCAATCGAATTGTACCTGCTGCATAATCAGCAACTGAAGTTAACACCAACCAAATACTCAAATTCGCATCATTTATTTGAACAGTAAAACCTGTTGCCGAAGGCGAAGCGTATTGAGTTTGTTTATCATCCGTTGATGTTATTTTTCCTTGCAAATAAGTAGCTATTAACGATATTGCCGCTTTTCTAGCATCACCATTTTGTGCCGAATAAATTGGAAATAAGTCAGCATCAGTTAAACTTGATACAGCAGAAAGTTGGTTTATTGTGGGCATTATTTTTTGCCTCGTTCTTTACGTTCGTTATCTTTTTTCTTTTCACCTTTTTCTTCAGAAGGCTTTTTATTTTTTGATTTACCGGCCATAGACATAGCAATTGCAACAGCTTGTTTTTGTGGTTTACCTGATTTGATTTCAGTTTTGATATTATCTGAAATAGTTTTATTCGATTTACCTTTTTTCAATGGCATGATTGCACCTTTATGTAAATTCAATATCGTCACCATTATCTGCAAGTAATGGATCGACTGGGTTATCCAAAAATGGTCGATATGTCGTTCGCCAAGGTTTATTACCAGCACCAGCCGGGGTAGTATTTGGAAATTGCATTGGCGAAGGCATTGATAGTTTAACTAACAATGCGTCGTAACTTTCTTTTGCAATACGAATTGTTTCTTGGGGTATCGATTTACCAAAACGAGGCCCGATTCTTATAGCCAAATTTGTATACGCAGCTTCTACTGCCGAATCAGTTAAGTTACTATCTTGATTTATATCAATTGACGATGGGTTTGGAGAAATTGGGTATCCTAATTTAATTCCCTTTGAGTTCCATGTCGCCATCATCGCATCTAATGTTCGACAAACGCTATCCAATTGTTCAGGCATTGCATCATAAATATACGACGCATAGCCTATTTCTTCAAATGCCTGAATAACCAAATCGCGTTTTGTCCAAGCCATTTGTAATTACCAAGCTTTTGCTGCTTTTTCAGCCGCTTTCTTTTCAGAAGCAGTTAACGGTTTACCCACAGAATTTACAGAATCTTTAGCTTCTGGGGTAGTTAAATACCAACCATCGGCAACTGCTTCAGCAACTGCTTCTTCAGTATCATCAACAATCGTGTAATCGAAAAAATCACCATGAATTTCATGTTGACCTGGGTATTTATAAAGCATTCTGGTTGTTTTATCAGCCATTTAAATCTCCAAAAAATTAAGAAAGGGTAGCCGAAACTACCCCCGTTAAATCACATTAATTAGGTTTGGCTAAACAGAATGATACCGGACATTTCAGGTTGTTTGTTGACCACACCGAACAACGTATCGACACGATATTTTGTTTTCATGGTGTTAATGTCATAGAACTTCTGCATGACCAATTCGATACCCTGATCGGTAGTGGCTCGCAATACTGCCGCACCTGCATCGTTTGGCACTGCATAGCGGCCTGGGAGAAGTTCGAGCGCATCTTTTTGCCAAAATGGATTTTGATAAGCAGCGACCGTATTCAACCAAGTGATTGCAGCACCGTTTGAAGGTGTCGCAGATACGTTTTGATAAATTGCCTCAGCGTCGGTAGAACCACCATTTGAAATGATCGGAGGTGTGATTTGAACTGTACCTGTACCACCCGCACCAGTTACGATGGCAGTCACACGGAAGGTTTTCAACTGACCGGTATCCTGTTTCGTAATGTGATGAACCGCATTAACACCGGCAATGGTAAAACAATCACCGACTTTAACGGTGCCTGATGTTACGTTGATTGAAATCGTTTGAAAACGATTATCAACGTTTGATACTTCACCTGTTGCTGCGGTTGAGGTTGCTTTTGGAGTGTAATACAGCGCCGAACCATTGGTAATGGTACACGTTACACCAGCAGCGGCAGTCAAACGTGGGGCGTAATCCATTTTGAAAGTTTCAAATGATGCCACGTTACCGACATAGGATTTTTCATAGGCCGTTGTTGGCTTGCCTTGCATCGTACCACGACCTGCTAGGTTGCTTGCCATACCGTTATAATCGCGTGTTGAAAATGCCGCATATCGTTCGTAATTGGGAACACCCAACTCATTGAAAGCCGATTCGATCAATGCAACATCGTCATAACCAGCAGCAGCGGTCGAGCGTTTTACAACGACTGAACCGTAGGCTGTGGCAACCGAATTTACGGCAACGTTAATGTCGGACGCCAGCTTTTGTTTAGCAGCATCACCCAAACGACCTTCTTGCAGCGCATCCCGTAATTCGGTGGCAGTCAATGTCCAAGGAACTGATTTGCTGTAACCCAATGTCGCCGGTACTGCTAACTGAGTATAGTCCTTAAAATTGTTAGTCATATCGGTGCCGCTAAACGACTGAGCGATATAAGGTTGAGGACGCCAAATAGCATTTCCGGTTCGTTCCATTTCAGTTGAATTTGTATTGAAAATGGAAACGTTTTTACTCAAGACTAACTGATCCTGAAAACCTTCCAATAGGTTTTCAAAAGCAACTCGTTCTTCTTTGTTGAACGCATTCGCCATCATCATCAAACGATTGCGATACATGAATGGGGTTATTACATCGACGAATAGAAATTCGCCAATGTAAGCAAGAACGGCGAAAATATACGCCAAAATAAGTTTAAAATACGTTTTCATAATTCACCAGAAAGTTAAGATTTTAGTTTAGCTCTTTGTTCGGATTTGTATCGAGTAACTTTGGTATAATCACCAGTTTTTTCGGCCTCAGCTCGCAATTGTTCAAGAGTCGAATCAACAGCACCGCCCGAATTGCCACCACTTCCCGAAACATCTTTCATGGGCGGTGGCGCTTTTCTTTCACTGACTTTCAATTTACCCTCCAATTTACCCAATGCAAATGAGAATTGAGCCGGATTTTTAATTTCGGACAATTCTTTAAGCAACTTTGGATTTTTACCCATCGCATAAATCAAAATTGCAGGATCGCTAACCGTATCGATGATTATCCCCTGTTGGGTAACACTCAATTGAGACTTAACCATTTCCTCAGCGTCATCAAAATCTTTAACTTTTAATTCAGATTTTGCTTTAGCGTATCCATTCAATTTGTTTTGCCAAGCTTCCGAATCAGCTTTTTTGGCTTCTTCGATTTGTTTTTGCTTAGCATCAAATTCAATTTTTTCTTTATGCCATGTTTCGAGCTTTTGCTCAAATTCATCAGCATCATAATCGCAACCAGCTAATGTTGGTTTTTCCGATAATTTCAAATCAGGTTCTTTTGGTTTAACCTTTTGAATTTCATCTTCCAACTCGCGATTGCGTTTTACTAATTCACGATGATTTTTGCGTAACTCTTTAACCCATTCAGGTGCTTTAGTTTCATCAACCTCGTCTTCTGGCGGTAGCGACTCGCCTTCTATTGTAATAACAATTTCATCGGATTCTTCATTATTATTTTCAGATTGATTTTCATCGGTATCCAAATTTAACTTATCTAAATCTTCAATTTCGTTATTCAATTTATCTGCTTCTTGTGTTGCCATTTTTAAATCCTCTTTTACTCGACTATAGGCCAGTCGGTAGCCTTAGAGATAGTATAGATGCCCACAGAATAAAATATCAAGTATTTTGTTGCATATTCATTCGGTGTTCAGTTTCAGTCGCCCGAAGTTTAATATCGGCCTCATTTATTTTCGCGTCGTGCTGTATTTTCAAAGTTTCGGCATGAGTTTTGTCGGCCTGGGCGACCGTCAAAATAGTCTTAGCCCTATCGCCGGCTGCTTTAGCTTCAGCAGCATCAGCACTAGCTTTCAAGAACTCGGCATTCGGATCAGGCGGTTGGTTTGCTTGTTCCTGTGCAATTTGTTGTGCTTCCTCATCCGTGGGCTTAACAACGCCCATACGAATCAATTTTTGGCGGAAATAATCACGAACTTCGCCAATTCCTTCACCTTCCATATTCATCATAATCATAGATTGCAATACTTGGGCCGTTTCAGGGTCTTGGGTGATTGAAAGCATATTCGTTAATGATCTAACTGTAGATGATTTGCGGCTAGTTGATGTTGGGCCAACTTCAATATCAACGTCAAAATTTGCTTCCGATAAATCATTTTCATAATTCATAGATTGAGTGTCTTCATCAATGACTGGTTTCATTAACTCAATCGAGCTTTTTTCACCAGATTCATTAATAACTTTCATTTTACGTTTTGATTCGACGTAAACATCTTTTGCCATTGAAAGCCAAATTTCACAACTACGTTTTTTAGCTTTCGCAAAATTGGATATATAAATATATGTTTGCATATCCAATCTGTTTTGAATCAATTCAACTGCCTTTCCACTTATATTGCTATCGATTTGTTCACCGGATTGTTGATTACCTAACAAATCTTGCATATCTTGTTCAGTTATTTGCATTAATGCCGCCATTGTCGGAGGGATATTAGCAACCTTTGTATAACCAATCGGCCCTGCCGCCACGGGTTGCCCCATTTGATCCAACATCGGGTTTATCAAAAGATATGGGAAATTTTTGATATTATCATCCGACCACATTTGGGCATGACCGGCCATTTGTTCTGGTGTAAATATCGGCTTTTCGATAGTTGATAACGCTGCCATTTCGCCCAAT